ATTTGCAGAGGTGCGTCGAATCCTGAAGCCCACCGGCACATGCTGGATCAATTATGGCGACTGCTACGCCACCACGCCAAACGGTAAATCCGCCGCAGATTACAAGGCGGAAGGGACTGACGACCGGACCTTTCGTGACAAACCATTCTCGACCATTGGTGGTGGCATTAAGCCAAAAGACCTCCTGATGATCCCTAACCGGCTTGCAATCGCACTTCAGGACGATGGCTGGTGGGTGCGCTCGGAAATCATCTGGGGCAAATCCAACCCGATGCCAGATTCTTCCGGCGCTTATCGACCATCCGCTGCGCATGAAAAAATTTTCATGCTGACCAAATCGGATGACGGAGACGTATGGCGCGCCCGCGATACGAGCGAGATTTCCTTTTCGCCGGATCTGACTGAGCGCTGCCCATTCATCACCAACCCGTCCCGAGAAGGCGCACGTTGGGTACGCATCGGCTCATATTATGATGCTGAAGCTGTGCGGCAACGAATGACGGAGTCTTCGTTCCAGCGCTTGGCTCAAAACATCGAGCAACAAAATGGCAGTGCCCGTGCCAACGGCGGACGCAAAACTAACGGCAACATGAAAGCTGTCGGCAAGATCGACAAGCAGCGTGGCCATGGTCGGCGACATGACGGCTTCAATGACCGTTGGGATCAAATGACGAAGGAAGAGCAGAGCGCAAATGGCCGCTTTCTTCGCAATTATGAGCCTGCGCCGCTTTCCGTTTGGCCGATTGCTACCAAGCCATTTTCCGAAGCGCATTTTGCGACCTTTCCGCCGGAATTGGCAGAGCGCTGCATCCTCGCGGGTTGCCCGAAAGACGGAATTGTCCTCGATCCATTCGGTGGCGCCGGAACCACCGGTTTGGTCGCTGCGCGCCACGGTCGCCGTGCAATCCTGATCGAGCTCAACCCGGAATACGCCGACATCGCCAAACGGCGCATCGAAAAAGAATGGCGCGTTTCGGATGCTCCCTCTGACATGCCCGATCATGGCCCCTTGTTCAACAACGAGGCAACCGCATGAGGGGAGCGACTGATTTCACAGTGCTTGGCATGTTCGTTGACCGCCAGAGAATCCTTTGCCGCATGAACATCCAGCAAGTCGCGCGGACATGTGGCGTTCCGTCTGACGACGTGCACCGCGTCATCGCAGGTAAAGCGATCGGCCCGGACTCGCTTGCATCATTCTGCGCCTGGCTAGGGCGTTCACCTTCCTTTTTTGACAAGCATTCGCTCGCAACCCGACGAGAGGTTTACCCATGAAAACGTTTGGTCAGCCCGGCAGTATTACACCTGCAAGCTTCACCCCTGAATTGCCAGCCCAAATGGTCATAGAAGGGTTGATGCTTCTGCGCGAAATGGGAATGACCCGCTGCCAGATGGTCAAGGCCACTGGTATGTCGGAATACAAAATCCGATCGTACTTCAACACGATCTGCAGCCAGTGGAAACTGGATGATCATTGGGGTGTGAAGGGTCGCGAACAAGGCGTACCCGGACAGGCGACACAATGAGATACGGTTCTGTCTGCTCCGGCATCGATGCCGCCAGCGCGGCATGGGAGCCGCTTGGCTGGGAACCGGCGTTCTTCAGCGAAATAGAACCATTTCCCTGTCATGTGCTTCACCACCGCTATTCCAGCAACCGTCCCTTGCTCATGCCCGATCCTGATGAATCTGGATTATCGGCGAAGGAAAAGGCACAGCGCCGCGCTTCCATCCGATCCGTCAACGCTTTGCCCTTGTGCACGAATGGCGCGCCGAACATGGGCGACATGACACAATTCGAGAAATGGCCCGATCATGCAATTGACCTTCTTATCGGTGGAACCCCCTGCCAAGACTTCAGTATCGCCGGTCTCCGTGCGGGACTGGATGGAGACCGTGGAAACCTCACGCTCGTCTATGCTGCAATTGCTCGCCGGTATCGGCCCCGATGGCTGGTCTGGGAGAACGTCCCCGGCGTCTTTTCGAGCAATCGAGGACGAGATTTTGCAAGCCTTCTGGGGTTGCTCTCCGGGCGACGGGTCGAGGTTCCCGCAGGAGGATGGAAATCTGCGGGAATTGTCGAAGGCTACAGTGGCGCATACGGCCTCGCATGGCGAGTGCTTGACTCTCAATTTGTCCGAGTGGACGGGTTTGAGCGGGCTGTTCCTCAACGACGCCGGCGTGTGTTCGTTGTCGGATATCTTGGAAACTGGCGACGTGCCGCAGCGGTTCTATTTGAGCTCGAAAGCCTGTCGGGGAATTCTGCGCCGCGCCGAGAAGCGGGGCAAAAAGTTGCCCCAACAATTAGCGCGCGCCCTACAGGCGGTGGCGGGCTCGGAACCGACTTCGATTTAGACGGTGGGTTGGTTTCGTCCACTGGTGACGTTGCACACTGCCTGAATGCAGGCGGTATGGGCCGACAGGACTACGAAACCGAAACGATGGTTGCACACCCGCTGTTGGCCAAGGACAACAGCAGCTACGATGAAACGCTCGAAACCTATGTTGCGACCGTTTCGGCGACATTGCCGGCCGGAGGAAACTCGACTGGTGGCGACCGTCAACCAGGCACAAGCGCAGAAACGGCAGAGACTATGTTGGTCGCCCACGCCCTGCGCGGCGAAGGCTTCGACGCCAGCGAAGACGGCACCGGGCGCGGCACGCCGATCGCGCCGGTCGCATTTGCCCAGAATATCAGAGATGAGGTTAGGCTAATCGGTGGTGACGGTGCGATTGCTGGTGCATTGGCCGCAGAAGCCGGAATGAAACAGCAAACGTATCTTCAACAAGGTTGGGCCGTTCGTCACCTTACGCCGACAGAATGCGCCCGGCTACAGGGTTTTCACGATAATCATTGCCGCATCCCATGGCGCGGAAAACCCGCAGAGGAATGCCCGGACGGCCCGCAGTACAAGGGCTATGGCAATTCCATGAGCGTCGGCGTCATTCGTTGGCTTGGCCGGCGGATTGAGATGGTGGAGGGGATTCTATGACCCAGACCGACCAATTCCCCTACCTTTACCGTTGGGATCGGCAGGGTCGCAAAGGCCAGCCATGCGCAGTCGATGTACGCGCCAAGGTCATGAACTCCTGTCTGGTCCGTTTCCCCGACGGATACACCATGGTGACAAGTCGCAATGCCCTTGCTCGGAGAAAGGATGCAGGTGCTTCCAGATGAACACGGCTCTGAAACTCTTTGTCGAGGATGCGCGCGCCATCACGATCGCGGATGCTGCGCAGCGCCTCAACCTGAAATGCAACCCGCGTGGAAGCGAACACCCGCAACCCTGCCCCGCCTGCGGCGGCAAGGATACATTCGCGTTCAACACCCAGAAGAACAAATGGAACTGCCGCCAAGGCGGTATCGGCGGGAATGATGCCATTGGAATGGCAGCGCATGTGCGTGGCCTCAATGTTCGCAGTCGCGAGGGTTTGCTGGAAGCCTGCTCGATCCTCCTTGACCAGCCCATTCCGGAAGGTGGTGAGCGGGAATCTGATGAAGACAGGACTGCACGCTTGCAGCGACTGGAGAAGCAGCGCCAGCGCAATGCCGAATTGCAGGAAGAACGGGCAAAAAGCCAGGCTGATTATCGTGAGATCGAGCGCAACAAGGCGCGGGGAATCTATGGCCGCGCTGTCACTCTTTACAGTGCTGGGGCGATGCATGGCCGGTTTTATCTGATGGCAAGGGGCGCATGTGTGCCGAAATATGACTGGCTGCGTGTCGATACATCTGTAACCTATTGGCATGTCGGCGCGAGCCTGCATGAAGGGCCGGCCATGATTGCTCCGATCATTGGCACTGACCTCAGCGTCATCGGATGCCACATAACCTGGATTGACCTCGACAATCGCCCGAAATGCAGGCCCGATATCATCGATCAGGAATTGGGCGAGCTTCTGCCTACCAAAAAGATGCGCGGTAGCAAAAAGGGCGGGCTTATTCCTCTTGCAGGTCATCCGCGCTTGGAACGCTGGGTGGGCGGCGAGGGCATAGAAAATACACTGGCTGTTGCTCGCGCCGAAAACCTGCGGCCCGACACGTTCTATTTTGCCGCCGGCGATCTTGGCAATCTCTCCGGCCCTGCCGACCCTGCATCACGCTTTGCACACCCTACCCTGAAGAAAGAAGACGCCAAGGGGCGTCTGCGCGCAGTCATGGTGCAAGGGCCGGTCCCGCGCCCGGATCAAGGGCCTGAAGACGGCTTCTGGGTTGGCGACCATGTGCGCGAGATTGTTCTTCTGGGTGATGGGGATTCCGAGCGCGTTATGACATCCGCCGCAATGGCGCGCGCCCGCGCACGCATTCTGCGACCAGATCGCAAGGTAGCAATTGCCTGGCCTCCGGCCGGGACTGATTTTTCTGAAATGATGGCAGGTGCCGCGTGACCAAGACTACCAAAGACATTCCAGCGGCTGTTCGAGCTATCATGGACGAAGCATCACGGCAGGCTGAAGCCGCCGATATCGAGCCCCGCAACCCCGCTACCGATGGTTCACCTGATGCGCACTCCCCAGATGATGGTGAGCCAGCCGCCACAGCGCGCGGGGATAGGACAGTTGACCGCGAAGTTGTGAGGGCCTGCGCTTCACTCGATCATTCCGACACTGACAACGCGGAACGGCTGCAGCGCCATTTTGGCGACGATATGCTTGTGCTCGCCCAGAGCAAGGCACGCAAGGCGACCTATGCAATTTGGGACGGTACACATTGGGATATTGATACGGGCGATCCGCGTTCACTTGCCATTGCGCAGCAGCTTGGCGGGCGTATCGCCATGGAAACCGATTTCCTGCAATACACCCCCGCCGAGGATGAGGTGGTCAAGGCTGGCAAGGATGCCTTGAAAAAACCGGAGGATGAACGTTCAAGGCCGGAAAAGAAACTGGCTGACGCCGCGCTGAATGCGAAAGCAAACCTTGCGAAGCGCAAAAAGCGACGTATGGATCACGCGGTCACATCAAAGAACCGCGCGCGGCTGGAAGCCATGCTGACGTGTCTGGCACCGCATGTGATGCGCTCGCCAGACGATTTCAACGCGGACCCGCTTAAAGTCGCTCTGCTCGATCATACTTTGGTTTTCTCGCGCAAGGTCGAAGAAGTGCGAAACCCAGATTATGATGACCCTGACGACAATCGAGAGGATATCCCGGAAACTATCCAGCGCAAAACCGCGAGCGTCAAAGTGATAAAGGGGCATCGCAGGGCCGATCTGATTACACAGATCGTGCCTGTAGCCTATGACAAGAACGCCAAATGCCCGAAATGGGACGCCTTCCTCAAACGCATGCTTCCGAGCGACGATGTGCGTCGCATGGTGCAGGTGGCCTCTGGTTTGGGGCTAGTCGGCGTGACAGTTCAGAAACTGTTCTTCCACTATGGGTTCGGTGCAAACGGTAAATCCGTCTATATGGAAACGCTCTGTCGCCTTCTGGCAGACGTTTCTGTCACGCTGCCTTCTGAATCCTTCATTGGTGAAGGCAATTCCGGTGGCGCCGCCTCGCCCGACATGGCACGGCTCTATGGTCGGCGCTTCCTTCGCGTCAAGGAACTGCCCGAAGGCGAGGATTTGCGTGAAAATCTGGTCAAGGATTTGACGGGTGGTGAAGACTTTACCGTCCGCGACCTGTTTCAGGGCTACTTCGATTTCAAACCCATATTCACCGGGCACATGTCCGGTAACGGCTATCCACGCATCACTGGTACAGACAATGGCATCTGGCGCCGCATGGTCGTGGTGCACTGGCCTGTGACGCTGAAAAAGGAAGAGCAGCGCGAATTCGAGGAGGTCGTTTCGGAGTTTCAGCCGGAATATCCCGGCATATTGAACTGGCTCATAGAGGGCGTCCTGATCTTCCTGCGTGAGGGGCTTGTTATTCCGGCTTCCGTC